TGTCTGCCTTAAAGGCTTGTGCAAGCTTGAAAGTTTCGCACATATCGCCGTGGTTGGTGAGTATCTTCTCTGCCGTGGTTATGGCGTCTTCGATATATTTTACTTTGATGGTGCCGTGGTCGGTGTTGAATGCGTAAATTTGTATAGCTACCTCTTTCGCATCCTCATACATAGAATCCCACCAGTCAGCATCTACGTTTATGTCCCACATCTTTGCGAGTACCTTATCTTGCACGTCGCTGGATAGCTCCGCAAACCCATATACGTTTATCTGTTTCATGTTGTTAGAATTAAAGAGGGCCAGCCACACGGCCAGCCCCGTAAAACAATCTTATGGTCTTGAGAAGGGCGCAAACACTGGCTTTACAGCTCGTTGTGAATGTATTACACAGTGTTACACGTATGTGCTTCGCCCTTCTCCTGACCTATTGAATCTCTTGCAGCTCTTCGATAATGTCACCAAATAAGCGTTCCACTGCTTGCCACTCCTTGCATACGGCTTTATAGGTGCGTTCCGCGCTCCTACTATCCGTGTCATAACCATAATCTGAGCAGAAGTTCTCAAACGTCCCAGGGTCGTATTTAGTAAGACACGCCAGCACGTCGTACATAGTAGGATCTTGCGCTCCTGCTGCTATACTTTGGCCAAAACTAAAGGTATAGCGCTTATGATCTCTGGCAATCTGCATCGTGAAAACACAACGTGTTACACCATCGCCCCAATAGGGCATAATACCGTACCAATAGTCTATGACGTTCAGTTTAACGTCGTGAGCTTCTGCGAAGTCTAAGGCTTGTTGTTGGTAGTCCATAATGATTGTTTTTGTGTCTTGAGAAGGGCACACTATTAAAGCTGCGCCTTTCCTCCAGACCTACTTATTAAATACATAAGTTACCCCACACTCTTCAACCGTGACCTCACAAGTAAGCCCGTCTGCGCTTACCACAAAGTCCCATACCTGAGACATTGGTATATGGTAGTGTGCGTTGCCCTGTATCATATACAAGGAATCACTAACAATGTAAGCTACCCCATTATACCCGCAAAAGCCAAAATTCTGCTGCATGGTTGGGATAATTACGCGCTCACGTTGTTGGCAGGAAGATAAAGCCACTGCAACCAGCAGGGCAATGAGAAGATTTTTCATAGTGGTAGTGCGTCGTCGATGTGAATAAAAATTGTGTTAAGTCCTCCTAATGACACGTATACAATATCATCTGTGATACTGAGGACAACAGCAGTTAAACCTACTACCATTTGATAGGCGTAGTCCGCAGCGGCTAGGCTGCCAATAGTGATTGTATCACCTGGTTTTAAATATGGACTCATAAGATTGTGTTTTAGTACGTCAGGAGGAAGACGCTAACAGCTAACGTCCTTCTCCCGACCGCTTGCACCCTAAACCCTGTTTTAAGTCGGTGCAACGACTACAATAAATCAACGTTCCCTAATAGAATCTCAGCAGCATAAAATCGCTCTTGATTGTGTCTCCACATAGCTCGATACTGTTCTTGTGCTGCCTTGTCTGTATTGTAGTGAATCCAGCCATTGCCATTGTTGGAAACCATATCAAAATCACGCTCGTTAAAACGTACCCTGTTTGCAATGGCTTGCAGTTCGTCGGAGCTTTTTGTCAAAAGCTCAGCTTTTAATGCTTTGTAGTCCATAAGATGTACTATTTTGTGTTACCCCATAATTGGACGCTTGCACCCTAAAACCTGTTTATAGTCGGTGCAACGACTTAAATAATAAAGGTCAGGAAGGAAGGCAAACCAGATGGCCGCGTATTGCAGCGTTGGCGTTGTTTGCTCTTTCCCTCCTGACCTCTATATCTGGCTGCTTAATGGATAGCTAAGCATTTAACGCGCTCTAACCCAACGCGACCTATAACAATGGCTGTTAACGGATAGTTAACACTTAATCGGCTATACCCTACCGAACCAGTAAATAATCTATTTGCGCTACTAACGTAAGCAGGTTGTACCGATTAATACAACCCATCCAACGACCAACCACTAACCAGGGTTTCAAACCGATTAGCTTAATGGCTACCTATACACTGCGCTTACCTTGTCATAAGGACTTGCACCTGTAACGTGTTGGCCGTCAACCGTAACGAATCTTTAATACACACAGACAAACGTTTCAAAGAACTTGAGACAACTACTAAACGCTTACTAACTTACTGGCTTATTACAGATGGTCTTACTAACCTGCTTATAAGTTGCTCCAGCTTATCAACCGCTCTTTTAGTGGCTGTTTGTTACCGTAGTAACTGGTACAAAGATAAGGGCTTTTTTTGAATCCGCAAACTTTTTACAAAGTTTTTTTGATTTATTTTTTCAACCCTTGTTTTGTCAGCGATTCGTTAACCGCTGTTTGATGATACAAATATACGACGGCTTTCATCGTTTGTCAAGCTTTTTGATAACTTTTTTTAAAAAATCTTTTACTCATTCGCTTATATAGATACAAACGGCTTATACTCAATTACTTATACAATCCCCCTAAAATACGCTGCACTCCTTATAGTATAGTACACTAGAACGTCTTGAGAAGGGCCTCAATCGACTAGGAGCAACGATCTACCAACAGCCACCCAACAGCCAGCCAAGATATTTTATTACAGCCCTAGGATTTTTGTTTGAACTGTTTTAGGCGGGGGGTGTTTTCCCATTTTTTGTTTAGGGGGGGGGTCTCTTTGGGGGTGGAAGCGCTCGTGTGGAATACTCAACTACTTTTAGGGGAATACCCGTAAGACTAGCTCGCTTGACTTATTTGAGTATTCTATAAAATGTGAGAGTGGGCGCTTGAAGTACTAAACAAAAAAAGGACAACCCCTACTGGAATTGCCCTTATTCAGATAACATACTTAGTTATAAAGCACACTACACCTAAATGGTGACTTTTATATTGTGCACTAAGCTTGGTTTTTACCCTCTACACGCCTGTTAATCCTATCTTTAGTTCTAGCATCCTGCCAGTGAATAGCCTCTTCAATCTTAGTGATTGTTAAGCTATTCTCCCTACATGGGAATGCTTCATTCAAACTTTGATACAAGCACTTGATATACTCAAGCATATCTGTTACCTGTACTCCGTTTACTCCTACTTCACTAATAGGATCACTTTGGATTGTAAAGCTAACTACTGGTGCTACCCCTTTGACATCATCCTCATTTGAGATGGTGATATGATTACGGTAGTCTTGAGAAGGGTTTGATTGCTTTAGTTTTTCTAAAGCCTTAGAAACGTGTCGCATATAAATAATTGATTGGTTGATTTTAAAAAGCCACCCCATTACAGAGTGGCCCTATGAGAGAACTATATTTATGTCAAGTTACCCTTTGAGTGTAAAAGCACTGTATGGAGGGTTCTTTTTGAATCGAACCGCTTTTATATAGCGCTGCCCAGTTGTTATGGCTTTTGCGAGCCTATGCCAGCCGTCAAGTATTACTCCATCCTCACTGAGTATAACTGGATAACTAAGGTCAGCTTCATTCATCTGCCTGACGTGCGTTACAAAGTCGTACATAGTTTGTAGATTCCACGGATCTCTACTTAGTTGTATAGACCATGTATCCAAATCGAATGGTATGACATTACTTGTGTCCTTAATAGCGTCTATTAAGCAAGAGACATACCAAGCTCCGTCTTCTGATATGGAACAAGTATGATCTTGTGGGTTTGTTTTGTTGTATGGTATCATGTCTTGAGGAAAGGTCGCATCTTTCATAGTACAGTGTAGCTAGTGAAATCACACTCAGGCTTTTTGATCTTAGCCAGCTCAACCGCCTCTTCTCCAGACTCAGCAGTAATAACGACATTACATCGTGTATCTGGGCCGTATACTAAGAACGTATGTGTCTTAGATCCTAGTAGTTGTTTTATCTTGCGAAGCATAGTAATTATTTTAATGTGTTAGTTGAGTCCTTCTTCCAGACCGTCAATCTCTGGTAGAGATGTTAGCACAGACCCAAGTTTGTTTAGTAAGGCTAAAACATCCCAGCGATCCCAGACAACGAACAGTTGATCCTCGTTGTACATCCCATCCCGTCCAGAACATTCTAGGTCAGCCCTTAGTACTTGAAATGTGTCTCGCTGGTTCTTAACGTATTCCCAAGCATCTATACCGTCTGTAATGTCGTTTGGGAACCCGAACTCTGCAATCAAGTCTTGCTCATACCAGTCCGATTTAAGGTTCATCTCCTTCAAATATAATCCATACATAATCTCACTGCTTTCCATGTCGACCTTAGAGAACACTTGTGGACTGGGCAAATCTAAAAAGTCTTTTCTGCTAAAAAGTCTCATGTCTTAGTTTTAAAAGAACGGCCCGTAGGCCGCTCCGTATTTGTTATGATTCCGCTATATCTTGAAGAGAAGGCGCTAGAAAAGCTCCCCATTAAACCAAGCCCGTTCAACCTTATTAGGGTCTTCTAGGTACTTATGCAAATTTTTCATAAGTTCAGCGAGATCAATAAAAGCAAATGTCTGACACCCGACCTGCACTACAAAACCACGATCAAGTGGCTCGATAGTAATTCGCTTGGCTTTGTTAGGCGGTGGCATTGGTGGATCTACTCTGGTTTCTCGATCGTAATAATCACTATCGCGTAGGATATTACACTTTGGTTCTTGATCAAACATGTTAAATATATTTTAAAGTTTTGAAATTACCATGAAGGGAACTGTTCAGCTATTTCATCTGGTGTCAGTGTTACCCATTGTACCCCGTCCAGCTTACTGGCTTCTAGCACTTGTTTTGTAGCCTGAACTACTACGAACTTTACATCCATGATACTATTCTTTAGTGTTACTAAGGTAACCTATACTCTCAAGCATATCCTCGACAGCACCCCAGTCAACATAAGGTCGTTCTGTAAGCCCGTATTTCAAAGGAATACCAAGTGCAGCGTCGTCGATGTATAGGTGGGCATAAGCCTTTGGGCTATGTGTCCAGCTGCTTTGTTCTGGATTTGAATTAATACCCCACAGAGGTATCTCAAATCGCTCAAACCACTTTACAGCTTGTGTTAGATAGTCTCCGCCATCAGCGTGTATGTTTGGGTCTGGAGAAGAAGGTTCCACAACATCACTTCGCATAGTCCAAAGGATCAATTTATGACCCTCTTCAACTAACCTGCGTAGTACGCGCTGTGCACCAATAAATCTTCCAATACGCGGAAACTCGTGTGTAACACACGTGCCGTCAAAATCCACGCAAACTATAGCCATACTCCCTCCTCAATTTTTTTGATGAATTTAACTTCTTGACTATCCTCTTGGATTACGTTCAATGCCCACTTACGAGCTTCGTCTTGTGTGTTGTAACCCTCTGCTATCACTATGTCTTTCGTGTGACTTGAGAATGCGTCCACCAGACTAACACCAACATCAGCAATAGACCTGTAACCGTACCACACCTTCTTCTTGACCTCAACAAGCCACTTCTCTTGTTCGTCTACTGTGTATTGATGACACACTATAACATACTTAGGCTTCTCCATCGTCGATAACTTTTATTCCCATGAAAAAATCACCAAGTACTTCGCTAGGCCCTACTAGGAAGTCTGGCAAACATTCAAACTCTTCAAAGTGTGCCCAGATAGCTTGTCTGGCTAGGTTGGATGGTGAGTCTTGAGGAAAGGTACTATCCGATGCGGTGCTGTCTGATTTACTCCAATTTAACGAATATGTAGAAGCTCTCTCAGACCATTCTTCAGGTGAAATGACTCCAGGTTTATATGGGTCAACACTACCCTCAGCCCAGTTATTAGCTAAGCGTCGCATGATAGTATTATGCGACTCTAAAAAATCCTGTTCCATTAAGCGGTAAGTATTTTCAACAAGTTTAGCTTCAGCTAAAGACATCCAAGTTTGACCCTTACTATCTTGATCTGAAGTAGCCCCAGGTGCGCCGATGTATTGACCATGTTCTAACTGCGCTATTTCCTCAGCAGTAAGGTGAGATTTAAACCTATCCACTATGTCTGAAACAGATTCATAATCTAGGGTATTAACATAACCACCACACCAGTCTTCGTAGTTTAATGTGACGGTAAATTCAGATGGATCAACACTATCACGTAGTTCTTCGATTAGTCCAACAAGGGTTGACTCTTCAATCTCCTTTTGTCCTCCTCGACTATCCCATTCCAACCCAGTACTATCTAAACTACCTACGGCGTAGGTATTACTATCTACTCCACTCACATGGTCAGCTAAGCCTTCTGCATCAAAACGCTCTTCATCAGTTGTTTGCCCTTCTCCAGACTCATCCTCAAACCACCAGTCTGGAGGAAGATTCGGTTTATATACAGGCTCAACCATACCGTGGTCTACTTGTTTGGCTGGTGCAAATATTTTCAACACATCAGTCCCAAATTCATTCCACCAAGAGTAGTCACCATCAGAACGGTAAACCTCACCCTCGTAAACGTTAACCTCACCATCATCATCCATAGCCACTACATCGAAATCAGGATAATCATCCCAACTAAACTTACTCATGTTGTTTGTTTAAGAAGTTTCTAAATGATTCGTTTAGCACTACGTTATCTGGTATTACTGCAAACATAGGTGCAATGTCGTCTACTTTGTAACCAGCAAGCCCACATCCTATTTCTGTCACGAGGAAGGTGAATCTTGGATTCCTACGCGCACAGCTAAGGAAGTCAACTACATGAGCGTATATATCAATCAACGGCAACACTTGTAAATCACGATCCTTTGTTGGTATTCCGTATGTCTGCCCGTTAAGTCCGTACTCCCCGTACTTAGCTCCCCATTGCATAGCTTGCTTTGCAGCTCCAGCGCCGTGTCTGCCAGCTTCATTAGCCCCGTATACAAACACCTCATTACTATCGAGTGAGTCGATCCACATAGCCATCTAGGATTTCCTTAACAGCCAGGCATTCCTGGAGGTTAAGCTTTGAGAAAATTTCATTGAACTCAGCATCACGACTAGTCCAAGTAATGATTGCACCGCTCTCTGTTCGCTTGGTAGATACGTTGTGGCCCTGCTGACGCAACTTATTCGCAAACGTGACCACACTGCCGTAATTGGCTTTTACTTCGTATGTACCAGGGCCAGTGACCGTGTGCCGCATTAATGCCGTCTGGTTTACTTTTCCAGTTTTATTAGTCCAGACTCCCTTCTTCTGGGAAAAGCCGTTGTAGTACATCGCTGCCACATTTGGGATCTCCCCCGTGTAGCTACCAGTCTGTTCAATAATCGTTTTAATCTCTTCGATACTCATTGTTGTATTTTGTTTCGACAAAGATAAGGATTAATTTTTAATCGTCAAACTTTTTTACAGGAATTTTTGACATATTTCTTTTAATTGATGTCATTCTACCATCTCTGATCTCAGCCATTGTGGTTAGGAAGTGACTCTCGAAGAGTCTGGAGAAGAAGGTTCTCAACTTTTCGTTAAATTGCCCGTGGTGGACTTCGTACTCGCTGACCCCACAATCCTCCATTAGTTCATTCAGTCGTTCTTTCGGCTTCATACCTAACTTGATCTAATTTGGCTTCACAATTTTATTGTTAATACTAAGGTCTGGAAGGAAAGTATATTTATAAAAATTTAATATACTCTTTCTCTCCAGACCTAAAAGCTTACGAGTCAACGTTTTACGAGTGCTAATTACACGAGTACTCGTTTGTTTAGCTCGTATTATAATAGAGTAACAATTTTTTAAGGACAAAAGTTCAATTTGGGCCGAAAATAAGTGAATTTTAACACTTTCTTAACATATTACTGATTTAAAGATGTTTCCGTTAGACCGTTCAAGTAGCGAGAATGACGACGTGCGTAGATCGCTGCTTCGTGATCTGACTCCGAAGCCATGACTGGCCGTAAAGTTCCGACTTTTCCTCCAGACAACCTATAAACGATACCCTTAATCTCAATGTCTGTCTGCCCGAACTCTTTCTTTACCGTGTGTAGTTTATCTTCCCATAGCCGAGCTACTAGGGTAGCTCCATCGACTTTGTAGTGGTATGGAAGAAAACCAGACCTTCCTCCAGACTTCTTAACCAACAAACCTCCATCCTTGATAAAGTAGCGATGACCAGCTAGATCGAACCCTCCAACCCACTTACCATCCCAGATACCAATGGTTCCACCCTGGAAAGCCCACTGGTTATCGTCAATCTGACGCAAGCGCAGGAACGCTGGGCCGTACTCAGTAGTAATCAATAACTCCTTTTGTGAAAAATCAATACTCCATTTCATGTTGTTAATTTTTTACAAAGTTAGTGAATATCAATGACATAAGCTTGTTTTTGTCATAAATTTATTCTATATTTGTGAAAATTTTGACGATGAAACCAAAAAGATTTGAGATAGAGGATCAGACCATCGAGATCGGTGAGACTCTAGTGTACACTAAGCATGGGGTTATCGACTACATCTACGATGTCGATTTTAACGCCATAGAGTCGATTGAAGCGCACAAAAACTGTTTAGTGGTATCAACGCCAACGGAAACAATAAAAATCGCTTGTAGGGGCCGTGAGAGGTCTAATTTGGAACTTCTAATATCACTGGGGTTATGCAGAAGCATACGGAGATTTATTTAAACGCCTTTCCTCTAGACTTCCATGTTTGCGAGGTATGTGCATCATCAGCATCAGACATACATCACATCTATTGTAGGGGTATGGGGGGAGGAAAGCAAGTTACAGCCAACAAAAACTGTATCGAGAACCTGATGGCTCTTTGCAGCAGGTGTCACAAGAAATACGGGGACGAAGTTCAGCACTACGATTTCCTAATAGGAATCCACAGGGACTTCATGGATTTACACGAAGTACCGTGGAATGAAGAAAAATTCAAGCAAGCGAAAAAAAAGTAAACAAAAGCTTGCATAATTCAAACAGTTTGTGTATATTAGATGAAATTTAAACGATATGCCAGAAGCAATACTATCTGGCAGTAGGGATTCCTTAGTAGAAGATCACTGGGAGATCATGGCTCTCTTGTTAAAGCAGAAGGGTGTCAACTTAACTGCTAAAGAAAGGAGCATCCTAGCTGCCATAACAAAGATTAGTCCACTAGGACTTTTGACCAAAGGTGTTAGGGGTCGCGTTAGGAGGCTGTTAAGCTTGAACCCAGCGGCTTTTAGTAACCATACAGGCCGACTGAAAGAAAAAGGCTTACTGATCGAGGAGGCTAGTGATTTGAGGGTTCACCCAAAGATACTACCAAGTTTCCCGAGTGAGTTTAAAATCAAGTTACATGCCAGGGAAGAAGGTTAATCTGAAGCAATTGGTCGATAGTTTTTATCAGCCAGTTACGCGCTTCTCTCAAGACCAAGTTCAAACGATCTTCAAGGGCTTCTTTGAAACCATACTTGAGGAGTTTGACAGCCCAGACTTCAACCGATACAAACTCGTAGGCTTTGGTACAGTAACTTACAAGCCTGTCAAAGCGGTTACAGAGACACTGAAAATGGTTGGACTATGGGAGCTAGGGTATAAAACAGACGCAGAGATGCGTTACTTATTAGAAAAACTTTTAACGATTATCAATGACTCGCAATTCGGCAGAACGAGATTTGAAAGAGATTTTCCCATCTTTGACGGGCGGCTTAGAAAAGCCGATTGGTGGGAAGATTTTTGTAGCTTTGCTAGAGAAGACTATGGGTTCAGGCTTAGCCCTCCCACCGACATCTAGGCAAGACTTGTTGACTGGGTTCGGAATAGTACTGGCTAGTGCTGATGCCCAGTTCAAATTTGGCGACCTAGTTCGTCTGCATAAAGAAACAAATTTAGCTTACAAAATCAATGCGGCTGAGACAAATGCTGGGCCACGTTGGGTTAACAACCCTTATGGGTGTCTGTATGACATTAATGGAGATTCGTTTGAGCATAGTCCGTTTGTGGCAGTTGTTGACAGTTACCAAATCGTTTCTTTCATCGCCGACTATGAAGATTTTATGGTCGAAGGTGAAATCCCGAACATTAACAAGGGAGGACGTGGAGAGTTGGCTAGTGGGCAACGCCCGTCTTTACTTTTATCGTAAAGATCCAAGCCTTCTTCCAGACCACATCGTACAACAGTTCGAGTGGCGGCAAGACCAAGTACCAGCAGAATGTTTAAACGGGGCGTGTAAGGTTTGTGGTTGTAGTACTCCAGGATTATTCATGGCTAATAAAAGCTGCGATGCCGAGTGTTATCCACCAATGATGTCACGTAAAAAATGGAATAAGTATGTCCAAGAATGTAGATTTGGGGATTGTTAAGTTAGGTACAACAGTCACCCACAAAGTTAACATATCAGATGTAGCTGGCGTAGCTAAAGCCAAGCCAGGGTGTGGAAATTGTACTAAGATAACTTCGTTTAATGCCAATGAAATTACTTTCACCTTCACTCCAGACTCAATAGGCGAGGTAAGTAAACTCATATCATTAAAGAATGACGGGGGCCATACTGTCGAGACAATATTTTTCAAAGCTATCGTTCAATGATAGAGCTTCTAAGGTATGTAGATGGTAAGTTAGCGGTAAGTCCAGAGGTAGGGCTTCACGAGCCACTACAAGCTCTTATTGAAGGAGATAACTCAGTAGGCAAGGGTAAAGCAATGAATGAATTGCTTTATGTTTACCTGAACAAAGACCCTCGCTCTAGTATTTCAGGCTACCCTTCAAACACACGGGCAAAGAAAGCTGGTGAGATGGTATTTGGGAAAGACTACAAGCCTACAAAGAAAGTTCAAAAAGCATCCGACTACTACGTTGAGAAGCTACGAGAGTCGAATCCAGGATACCACTTCTGGGCTGCTGCTCAAGCGTCAATGAACAGGTTAACTCGAATACTTGAACAGTCTGACTGGGATAGTGGGGATGATAACACGTTCACTGTGAAAGAATTTGCTGATTATATTAAGTCAGCCGCCCTCCTTCAAGACTCCTTACAGGATCTTGAACGGAAAGTACTAGAACAACTTTATGCCGCCCCAAAACTAAAGGCTGGTCAAACTCTAAACCATTTTGAAGATTATGAACCGTAATTCAGAGATTATAAGCGACGTAGTCCGCGTCAACCTAGACTTGGTTGAAAAGCATCTGATTTCACAGATTGCTGACCAAGAAGCACGATCACTGGCAACATCAGCCGTGAACGACATGGAACGTATTGTCAATGCACTGCTGGATGAGAACCCACAGGATCGCCAGCAAGTTTTGGAGATCGTTCGTAACTTCGCCAGTGAGCCTTTGCTGTTGTACGGTGAGTTGGAGCTTGCTGAAGCTATCAGTCGGCTGAAGCGGGAGGAACTGAAGGCTTTGTTGCTTCTGGTTACCCCTACGCTGTCAAATGTTATGCGCCTTCTTCTTGACGGAAACAAAGACAACAACGATCAGGTAGAGCAGTTGTTTATAGACTTGGCAAAAAGTCCAGGTTTCATCACTACATTCGTTACCTTGATCTTCAGTCTCATCAACCGAGCCAACCGTGCGTAAGTACGAGGTCAAGAAAGGAAAGCACGACTTCTCACCGATAACGTGGCCGTCCTTCCACAGGGATGTAGAAGGGTTCACGTTAACGGTACAGTCGAATGCTACGTGTCGTTACTTGTTGGATGGAGTCGATCAGATGGACTGGAATAAGCTTTTCGGACTATCGTACTCATGGACATCCAACAAGTTTAACACGGTATACACTGGCTTTCGTTACGATCCTGTCACGGATATGTTTGAAGTGGCTGGATATATTAACGACAAAGGTGGTAAGGCATGGACTAAGGCAGTCCAGGTTCCTATTGGGGAGGCGGTAATTATTCATGCGCGTTTCCTTCAAGACCGCATCGAATACACATTCAAAGTAGGGGCAAAAGAATTTGTCTACCAACTTCCTATAACATTTAGCACAAGTGGTTTAGGCCGTAAGGTAGGTATGTGGTTTGGTGGAAACCAAGTAGCACCACGAACATTCCACCTGCACAGTACTTTTAACGTTTGGTGACTTTAACTTTATTATTTTATCTCAAGCTCGGTCAGAGCTTCTGCAAGCTAACTCTATAACCAAGAGTTTTGCAGGGATTCCACTTAACTGTGGGAATGTCAAGTTTGGTAGATAACGCGCATGAACGTAAGAAATGAGGATGGGCACTGGATCAATACCGAGTATTTCCGTGAGTCGGCAAGAACATATCAGCGACACGGTAGGTATACTGATTTGGTGCCTAACTCCGATGAGTGGAAAGATTTTTGGCAGGAAGAACTAAAACGTTGTAAGTACGGATACAGCGTTGGTGGTGCTAGGGTAACTGGGCACCACTATTACTATTTGAACTATGCACCAATCAAGCGGAAAGATGGGTCTGGAAAGAAGGCGGTTAACAAGTCTATCGACTTCCCAGACTTTTACGATGGTGACTATGACTTTTACCACTCAGTCGAAATTGCGCGTTGGGGCATAACCCCAGAAGAGCTACAAAAGCTCCACCTCTCTGTCACGCCTATGTATTTAGAAGGTGGTCGCCATTTGTGTGTAGCAAAGGCCCGTCGTAAGGGTTTTAGTTACAAGAATGCGGCTATCGTCACGAACACCTACAACACGGTTAAGAACAGTCTTTCTATCGTAGGTGCATGGGATGAGGAAACCCTCTTTCCAGACGGAACAATGGCAATGGTAAAAAGATACCTAAGCCATATCAATCAACACACAGCTTGGGGTAAGAAAACAATCGTAGACCGCCAGCTTGAAATTAAATCAGGTTACACGGTAAACGAGAATGGCATCAAAGTAGAGAAGGGCTTTCTAAGCTCAATACTTGGAACGACATTCTACAACGACCCAGATAGTGCCCGTGGTAAGGACGGTACATTGATGCTTTTTGAGGAAGCAGGTTCTTTCAAGCATGGGGTCTTGAAGAAGGCGTACAACTCTACATTGCCAGCCTTTACGGAAGGTGGCCAAAGCTCTGGTCTTATCATTGTCTTTGGTACTGGTTCCCAGATGGACGAGGGTGCTGAAGACTTTGCGGATATGTACTACAACCCAGAGTTGTACCACATGCTACCGTTTGACAATCAATGGGATGACGATGCTAGCGGTACTTCTGCGGGTTACTTTTTTCCTGTTTACCAGAACCTTTCTGGGTTTATCGACGAGCAGGGGAACTCAAAAGTAGAAGAGGCCAGAGAATACGAAGAGGGCATTCGCAGGATGAAGGCTTCGCAACCTAATGGTTCTGGAGCAGCCGCATCACACGCGATAGAATACCCATTTAGTCCATCTGAAGCGTTCATGGTGAAGAACCTGAACGACTTTCCAGTTGAAGCACTTAACGCCCAATTGAATAGGATTAGGACACAACCACACTTGAAGAAAGCTGGTCAAGCGGTTACACTTATCAGAGACAACGGTGAGATCAAGTGCATTCCAGATTGGGACGACAAGCTAAACCCAATTACGGATTACCCAGCTAAGACAGATGATTTATCAGGGGCAGTCGTCATTTACGAACATCCTTTAAAGAACGCGCCAAAAGGCTTATACAAGATAGGATATGACCCATACGTGCAGGACACTTCATCAGGCCCATCGCTCGGAGCTATGTTTGTGTACAAGGGTACACTTGCTGGATCAAAGACGCGGGATATGATTGTAGCTGAGTACGTTGGTCGCCCTTCCTCTCCAGACGACTGTCACCGAATAGCAGAGATGTTAGCAGAATACTATGGTGCAACCATCATGGTAGAAAACATGGTAAAGGACGCAATAAGCTACTTCACCAGAAGACACAAAGAACACTTACTGGCGGATCAGCCAGATACAGTCATTTCAGGGGTTGTAAAGAACTCCAAAGTGTCAAGAAGGTTTGGGATTCACATGAATGCTCAAATCAAGGACGCTATGCAGAAATACATTAAGAATTGGCTTCTAATGGAGCGTGAGATAGATGAGGACGGTCGTGTTTATACGAACATAGACTTCATCTATTCAAAGGCACTACTTGACGAGCTGATTAAATACAACCCAAAGAAAGGCAACTTCGACCGCGTGTTCGCTTTCGGTATGGTAATGATCCAGCTCCAGGAGGAGTCAGATGGTAAAATTTACGGTGCTGTTGAAGAGAAATCAACGCTTAGCGAGTTGGCCGCATTAATGAAGAAAAAATATGCGCGTTAAATATTCGAGTACAGACCATTACATATCACAGTCGCAGAAGAACTCTAACGACTTCCAGTGGTATAAGACATTGATGGATTATTACGATACGCTCTCCTTCAAGACTGAAGACGCACTATGGAATAATTCAGACTCATCCAGATATAGGATGAAGGTCAACTATCAGCTTGTAGGAAACAAGATAGACCCTACTGACTTTACTTACGTCACAAACCCGTGGCGTGAAAATGTCGGGGAGTTACCTGCTAAGCTTGAGAACAGAGACATCATCAATCAAAAGCTAGGCGCTGTACTCGGGATAGAGTACAAGCGTCCTTTTGAGTATGAGGTTCTAGCGGTAAATGCAGATGCGACGACTCGCAAGGAAAAGGCAGAAACAGAGCAGCTACGGAATCTTGTGCTTCAAGCGATTATGCAGGAGCAGGAAGATGGTGCAAGCCTTCCTCCAGACGCTAGAAAATACATCCAAAGACAATACCAAGACCCAGCAGAGGTACTAGGCTCACAACTACTAAAGTACGAGTCTAGTCGCCTAAGAATATCTCAAAAGTTCAACAAGGGTCTAAAGCACTTGATGATCAGTGCTTGGGAGGTATACTACGTCGGTGAAGAGAATGGTGATCCTGTTGTTCGCACGGTAAACCCACTTCACTTCGATTGCGACGGTAATCAGGAAATCCCATACATTGAGGATCGCCAGTGGGCTGTGTGTGAGTATCGTATGACCCCAGTGGATGTTGTTCGCATCTTCGGTCGTGAGCTTACCAAGCAGGAGCGAGAGATGGTATTTGAGCTGTACGAGCCAGTTACGGATACCTACGGCGGTAGATCCACAGACGAAGACTACGACTATGTTAGTGTTCGTCACTTCGTATTTAAGAGCCTTCGTAAGATTGGATTCGTAAAATACTTGGATGAGAATGGTGAAGAGCAGGAGATGATCGTAGATGAGTCGTACCAAAAGATGCCAACAGACTTAGCTATTCGTTGGGAGTGGATTCCTGAAGTTCACGAGGGCTGGCGCATAGGTAAGAACATCTACAAGAGAATGCGGCCAATTCCAGGGCAGCATAAGTCTGTTGACACTATCTATGAATGCAAGCTTCCGTATTACGGTATTGTATACGACAACGATAATACGGAGCCTGTATCACTTGTAGATCGTGTTCGTTCGCTTCAGTACTTGTACAATATCCTGATGTATCGCATTGAGCTTTTGATGGCTCAAGACAAGGGTAAGAAGGTCGCTATCGACATATCAGCTATTCCAACTAAGAGCGCTGGTATTACACTGGCCCAGTTTGAGAAGTACATCGAGGGTAACAATTACTTCTACCTAAATTCTAAGGAGGAAGGTAATCGTTATCAGGATGTGACCCAACTTGTTAAGGAGATCGACCTAACAACTACGTCTGACATCAACAAGTACGTCCAACTGGCACAGTACATCAATCAGATGGCTGGGTATATCATGGGCGTAACACCACAGCTTGAGGGGCAGATCCAAGAGCGTGAGGCCGTGCAAAACGTTAACAAAGCGTTAACACTTTCTACGAACTCTCTGGAGCCGTTATTTCAGGCTCACGATCAGGTCAAGAAGAACGTGCTGCAAGCTCTTGTTGAACAGGCTCGTTATAGCTACGCGGTTGGGCAACCACGGAAGTTGAACTATATCTTAGATGATATGTCGGTTTCCTTCCTGACCGTAAACCAAGATCTACTAGATAACACAGTGTATGGAGTATTCATTACGGATAACTCCTCGATAGCTGAAAACAAGGAAGTACTCAAACAACTCGCCCATGCAGCCATGCAGAACCAGATGGTCAACCTTAGCACCGTCTTGAAGGTAATGCGAGCTAGTTACTTGGGTGATGCAGAGGAAATCCTACTCGCTGGTGAGGATGAAATGCAGGAGGCCAAAGACCGTCAACAGCAACTTCAGATGGAGGCCCAGCAACAGCAGTTTGAGCAATCAGCCCGTCTTGAGGAAATCAAGCACCAACAAAAGATGGAGCTTATTCAGATGGAAGCTGATCTCAAGTACAAGTTGGAAATTGACAAGGCCGCTCTGGTCGCCGCTGGCTTCAACGAGGACAAGGACATGAACAATAACAACATCCCAGACACGATGGATTACGCCAAGATTTTGCTCGAAAAACGGAAACTTGACATAAAAGATCGGGAAGTTGATGTAAAAGAGAAGGCTTTAAACAGACCAGTGACTAAAAAGTGATTAGAGCGTTAATTCAAAACGCTTGTAAAGTTCACATCAATTGTGTAAATTAACGAAATAATTAGCAGATGATTAATCTTGATGATTTGTTCTCGGAAGAGGGGGTAACAGTAGAGGAGCCAAAAGAGGTCGAACCTACAAAACCAAATGAGGAACCGAAAGTCGAACCCACTGAAGAACCAGAGGAAGAAGAGGAGGAAGACGAACCAGAAGAGGAAAGCCCTTCTCAAGACCCTATCAAGTCAACAGTATCGTTACTCGTAAAATCAGGTATTCTTACAGAAGACCCAGGGGATGTAGATGAGGACACTCTAACTGAACTACTATACGAGGAGCAAGAGGCTGCCATCCAAGAAGGTATTAAAGACACCTTTGACCAATGGACTCAAAAGCTACCAGCTCCAGTAATGGATTTGATTAAGTTCACATTCAATGGTGGTTCGGCTGATGATTTCTTCGCAGCGGTTAACGAGGTTCCACTTACAGGTTTTGATATTACCTCCGAGGTCGGCCAAGAGGTGTTCATGCGTTACTACTTCAAGTCTGTTGAAAAACTAGGCGATGATGAGGTGGAGGACAAGATCGAGTGGCTTATGGATAAGGGCCGACTTGAGAACACAGCTAAGAAGAACTACACGCAGCTCGCTAAACAGCGTGACGATCGGCTCAGTAAACTAGCCGAGGAAAGCGCTAAGGCTGCTGCCACTGCTAAAGAAACAGCGCGTAAGGAAGCCGAAACGCTACAAGCAAATTTGCTTAAAGTTGAAGCCATCAAGGACTATAAGATTCCAGTTGGTGAGCGTAGACTTTTGACACGATACATTACGATGCCAGTTACAGAAGGAGGTAAGACCTTTTCCTCTGGACTCATAGCATCACTACAAGATATTTTCGGAAACCCAGAAGAGCTAATGACTCTAGCCAAGTTTGTGAAGTCTAAATTCAACACAGACTTCCTAGAGACTAAGACTCAAACTAAGGTCGCCCGAAAAATTCGGAAAACTTTGAATAAACAAGAGCCATCGGCAGTTGACGCTGACGGCGTAATTTGGGACTAATGCCACAAAACAGTTTAACTATACGTCGTCAAGCGTGGTCATCTAACTTTACGGAGAAATCACACTTGTACAATCGTATGCTTGCAAAGCCCACGGTGATGCAAGACACGATTCGCCGCGTATTTGCGTCTGAAATGTACGCAGAAAACGCACTGAGTCGTAAACTTACAGAGCTTGGTGCGACGCGTACTATTGCTACTGACGAATGGACATGGATGTTGCGCGGGGCGCACACTCGTCCAACTACCTACGTAGGTACGGCAGCTTCTACCGCTCAGGGAGCTAACAAGATGGAATTTGACCTCCCACTTGACCTTGACTGCTGGTTGCCTGGTGATATTCTTACTCCTGGTGACGCACGTTACCAAGTACGTATCCAATCAGGCCCAATCAAGCAGGGCACTCGCTCTATCTATCGTGTACGGATTTTCAGCGACGACAACACTGGTGTTCCAGTTAAGTTCCTGAAGCCTGGCGCTAAGTGGGGCAAGCTTTTCTCTAAGTACGAAGAGGGTGCAGAGCAATCTGGTTCTACTCAGTACGCTTTGCCATTCGAGCTTCGTAGCCGTTTGAGTAAAGTTCGTAAGCAAATGTCGATGACCCGCGACGCACACAATGAAGTTCTCGTAATGGAGATCCCAGACGAGAATGGTAAGCGTTTCGGTGCTTGGGTTGACTACGCGGAGAGCGTGTTCTGGAGCCAATTCTACAAGGAAATTGACTACAACCTGTGGTACAGCCGTGGTTCGACTACTGTTGCTGGTTCTACTGGTCGTACAGTTCAGTCTGGGCCTGGTGTTATCCAATTGCTTGAGGAGTCTAACACTTACAGCTTCAACCAGTTCTCTGGTAAGGTACTGCAAGAGTTCCTGAGCGACATCCAAACTAATCGCTTGACCCCTGGTTCTGGCGACCGTCGTGTAGTTATCGGTACTGGTGAATACGGCTTGAAGCTGATCCACGATGCTGGTGCTAAGATGATGAAAGACACGGGCTTTACCGTTCTGGATACCACTACGTTCAACAAGACTTCTAGCGAGTTCCACAGCAACTCACTGAGTGTTGGCTATCAGGTTACTCAGTTGAAGTTTGCGAATGGCGCTATCGTCGACCTGATGCACGTTCCTCAGTTTGACGATCCAACGATCAACTACGAAATCGACCCAATCACGGGTTATCCTTACGAGTCTATGCGGATGGTTATCCTTTCACTTAACGGTGAAGGCGCACAATCCAACATCAAGCTCGTCAAGAAGGAGAAAGGAATGGAGATGGCGTACATCGCAGGTATGGTTAAGCCTCGTGGTCTTGAAGGTCAACTTCAGAGCGCACACGCTGGTGAGTACTACGAAATGCACGCCCTGGATCACTGCGGTATCCAGATCGACGACGTAACCGCTTGCGGTATGTTAACTCCCATTCGGGCTTAATAAATGACACAAATGAGAGGGCTTCGGCCCTCTCACAACATTAGCAGAAAATGATTGTAGAAATCCATCGGATTAATAGGGGGTCATGGCACAACCTTCCTCCAGACAAAAACATTAGCCAACCTTTAGTATTCAACCCAGCAATAGACGGCTCCACTCGACAGTATCGAATAGAGATGTCACCAGATGAGTTGAAGGAAATAGCAGCCCGAACAGGTTACGATTTGTCGCTCGCTGTAATTCCAGGTCAAACACACCCATTCTGGGATTCACCCATGATGCGAATTAAGCTTGACCGATCTACTGTGAATGTGTGGGAGGTAGTTTCTGACGTAGATAAACTACGATTGGCAGTCCTTAAAGGTAGTGGCCTAGTAGCTCCAACTGAGCAAGCCCTGTTGAATGGTGATTACCCAAATGCAGAGTTCTACATCTACTCGGAGGAAGAGCAGATCCAGCGTGACGAAGACAAGGCCAGTCGTCAGATTCGTGCAGTAACGATGCTGAACGAAATGACTGATGCAAGTGCCCATCACCTCTTGAAATTACTCAGCACTAAGAAGTTTACCAAACGTAGTGCTGAATTTGTGCGTACTGCACTTATGGGTAAGATCATGGAGGATGTAAACAGCTTCTTGACATACGCTGCAATGACTCCAGAGCGCCTTCGTACTTACGTACTTATTGAAGAGGCTGTTATGGATGGAAAAGTTCAAAAGGAGGGTACATCGTATTTTTACGGCAGTGACCGCTTAGGTTTCACCCGTGAAGAAACGGCTAACTTCTTGGAGCAAAACGTGAATCAACCTATTTACCAGCGCCTTTTGGAACTGGTAGGACAAAAACTGTAATATGCAAGTTTTGGATATGCACTACGATTTCAAGCGCAAGTTTAACGCGCTTGACACGTCGCAGCGTAGGTCATTTCAGCCACAAGAAATCGACTGGCTGTTGACCGAGGCCCAGCGACAGTTTGTGCTGTCCAGGCTACGCGGAGAGGGGTTAGTTGAAGGGCAGAGATTTTTGGATGACATTAGGACTCTGATAAAGGATTCAGATGTTACTCCAGTAAACAATGTTGCGGCTTTTCCTCCAGACCAACTCATATTACTAAAAGCAAAGGCACTATCAACTAAGACAGGATGTGGAACAAAGTGGCTTACGATATTCAACATGTCACACGATCCAATCCACGAGTCAGACGCTTTTGCAAGTAGCTCATTCGAGTGGGAAGAACTTAACGCAGAGTATCGAGATGGAGCTTACAAGCTGTTTCCAACAGACTTCACGGTTTCAACTGTTCGATTTACTTATGTGAAAGACCCTGCAAGAATCTACTACGCGCCAACAGGGTACAAGTTACCTAACGGGCAAACTGTAACTGGGATAGCGGATTGTCAGCTTCCAAGCCATACACACGATGAGATTGTCTCATTGGCCGTGTCTAATGCGATTGTGGACTTACAAGGTGATCTTCCCTCAAGACTTCAAACTTTAACAAATTAAGAAATGTCTAATCAACATACTTCTGTATACCGTTGGTTGGTAGGTGTAGGTAACACCGCTGCCACTGTAAACGGTACTTACCCGTCTACCACGGGTCAGTTTGCAGTAATGTCTCCTACGGGTGGCGCTGCAAGCTCTACTGAGGGTGCTGACTTCATGTTGTTGGTAAAAACCGCAACTGGTGATGTTCGCACTGGTGTAATCAACAAGGCAATGCTTCGCTATGCAAACGCTACGTGTAACGTGGCTGCTGTTAGCCCAGTAATTGATGTACGTGGTATCTGCGCGGTATGTGATACGGCCCAGAGCATCAAAGTACGTTTCCGCGCTGCTAACGTATGGCAACTGGACGGAACTGACTACGTTAAGACGTATACGTTCTACAACACTTGCTGCACGGCTGATAGCGCTGATTGCGTAGCTTTGGTACAATCTATCCGCGACCAAATCAATACTGACGAGCAAGGTCTTTTCACCGCAGTAGCTACCAACCCAACCGACAACACGACTCTGGACAACACGGCCCTGGCATCTTGGGATGCTGATGCTGACGGTTGCCCTAACTTGCGTTTGACGGCTGTTGGCCAGTCTATCGCTTCGTTCTGTGGTATTCCTTACATCTACGACTACCCAACTGGCGTAAGTTTCGATGTAACGCTTGACGGTTTCAACTGCTGCTCTGCCGCTACCACGGTTCAAGTAACTAGCCCTGTGTACGCAGAGGGTGCTGGTGCTGACGTTAAGTACAACGAATGGAGCAACGCTGCTAACGCACAAAATGGTACGGTTCCTGTAATCACCGAAAGCGGTGTAGTATTCTCACGCGACCTTAATGCAAGCGATGCTACGAGCTACGCGCTTATCACGATTGCTGTAAACGATACCGTGAACAACACTTTCATAACTTACCCAGATCCCAAGACGTATGTATTGGCACTGCCGATAAATCAAAATACCGCAACGGTGGCTTTGGTACGTCGGATTGACGATCTGTTGGGCACGAACTTGGAAGCAAGCCTTGCTGGTTGCTTCACATGGTCTTAATAAATCTTTCTGCTAAGGCGTGTCAGAGAGGGGTGGAGCGATCCACTCCTCTTTAAATAATTCATAATGCAAGTATTCAACGACTGCACTACGCAATACATCACAAGTGATCTTATTGACGATTTTGTTGATGCGTTCCCTACGCCAGATTTCACGCTTTCCTTCTCGACCTCTTGTGGTTGTTCTGGAGAGTCTACTGAAGTAGAACTGGAACCAGCCGACATTAGTGTTCTAGTAGCCCCTAATCGCTACACGATAAATCTAGCAGTCGGTATTCACAACATTAAGTTGATCAAGCGCGACGGTGCTACAACTACGATAGACTCACTTTGCTACTTTAATCAGTGCGGCGTTGAGTGTGACATCGTAGAACTTGTAGCTGCTGGCAACCACGACGCTTGGAAGTATTTCGAAGCACTAAGACTCGTAAATGAATGTGACAGTTGCACTTGCGAACAGGCTTGTACAATCTGGGAAGAACTTTCAACTATTCTAAACCAATCTCCATGCGCTTAGTACTGTTTTTGTTATTGATCCCTTTCCTCCTGACTGCTCAAGTACCAGAGTCAGAATGGAAACGTGAAGTACGCAGGGTAGAGTCAGACCGTAAGGCTGATGTACAACTACCAGACGAAGAAATGGTCGGTATCCTTCCGAACGCACGGTCATTAGCTACTGGCAACTGGGCATACGACTTTCTTCAGATAGGACTTGGCAAAGCCCAAGTAGCTCAACGTGCTAGTCGTAAAGTAACCATCTTTGTACT